ATCAGAGGCCATCGGTTATCGTGACAATTTCAGCCAGCGCGAGCTGATGGTCATCTGGCCGGATTTTCTCGCCTGGGACACCGTGACCAGCACCACCGCCACGGCTTACGCCACCGCCCGCGCGCTCGGCCTGCGAGCCGCCATCGACCAGTCTGTCGGCTGGCATAAAACCCTCTCTAACGTTGGCGTGAACGGCGTCACCGGCATCAGCGCGAGCGTGTTCTGGGATTTACAGGAGCCCGGCACCGATGCCGACCTGCTCAACGAGGCGGGTATCACCACGCTTGTCCGCAAGGATGGTTTCCGCTTCTGGGGTAACCGCACCTGCTCGGACGATCCGTTATTCCTGTTTGAGAATTACACCCGCACCGCACAGGTTATCGCTGACACGATGGCGGCGGCGCATATGTGGGCAGTCGACAAGCCGATCACCGCGACGCTCATCCGCGACATCGTTGATGGCATCAATGCCAGATTCCGCGAGCTAAAAACTAACGGTTACATCATCGATGCGACCTGCTGGTTTGACGAGGAAGCCAACGACAAGGAGACCCTCAAGGCCGGAAAACTGTATATCGACTATGACTATACGCCGGTTCCCCCACTCGAAAATCTGACCCTGCGCCAGCGCATCACCGATAAATATCTGGCGACGCTGGTCTCGGCCGTCAACAGCAAATAAGGAGCCTGATTAAATGGCCATGCCGCGCAAGCTCAAATACATGAATGTGTTTCTGAATGGCTTCAGCTATCAGGGGATCGCCAAATCCATCACCCTGCCGAAGCTCACCCGCAAGCTGGAAAACTATCGCGGCGCGGGGATGAACGGCGTCGCGCCGGTTGATATGGGGCTCGATGATGATGCCCTCTCGATGGAGTGGTCGCTCGGTGGCTTCCCCGATTCTGCTATCTGGGAGCTCTACGGCGCAACCGGCGTTGATGCCGTGCCGATCCGTTTTGCAGGCTCCTACCAGCGTGACGACACCGGCGAAACCGTGGCCGTTGAGGTGGTCATGCGGGGGCGTCAGAAGGAAATCGACACCGGCGAGGGCAAACAGGGCGAAGACACCGAGTCGAAAATCTCGGTTATCTGCACCTATTTCCGCCTGACGATGGACGGTAAAGAGCTCATCGAAATCGACACCCTCAACATGGTCGAGAAGGTGAACGGCACCGACCGCCTCGAACAGCACCGCCGGAATATCGGCCTGTAATGCTCACCCGGCCAGCGCCGCTGGCCGGTTAACCCTGAAACCTGATTAAGACGAGAACACCATGACAAACGATAACGTAATCACCCTGGAAAACCCGGTTAAACGCGGCGAGCAGATTATCGACCAGGTCACCCTGATTAAACCCACCGCCGGAACGCTGCGCGGCGTCAGTCTGGCCTCGGTGGCAAACTCTGACGTTGATGCACTGATTAAGGTGCTGCCGCGCGTGACGTCCCCGTCGCTGACCGAGCATGAGGTCGCGGCGCTGGAGCTGCCTGATCTTGTGGCGCTGGCCGGTAAGGTGATCGGTTTTTTGTCGCCGGGTTCGGTGCAGTAGATTTCCCGAAAGATTTATCGGTTGATGACCTGATGGCGGATATCGCGGTGATTTTTCACTGGCCGCCATCAGAGCTTTATCCCATGAGCCTGACCGAGCTCACCACATGGCGCGAAAAAGCGCTCCAGCGAAGCGGAAACACCAATGAGTGATGTAAAACTTCAGGTATTGCTCAAGGCCGTTGACCAGGCGACCCGCCCGTTTAAAGCCGTACAGGACGCCAGCCGCACACTGGCGGGAAATATCCGCACCTCACAGGGTGAGTTACGGGAGCTGAATGCGCAGGCTGGCCGCATTGAGGGCTTTCGTAAGACCAGCGGCCAGCTGGCTGTCACCGGTCACGCCATGAAAAAAGCGCAGGAGGATGTCGCCAGACTGGCCGCAGAGATGCGCAGCACAGCCAGCCCGACACGCGCACAGGTTAAGGCGTTTGAGGAGGCCCGACGCAGCGCCGCCGCATTAAAAACTAAATATGACAGCCTCAAAGAATCCGCACACCGCCAGCGTACCGCGCTGAGAGATGCCGGTATTGATACGCGTAATTTATCCGGTGCCGAGCGAAGCCTGCGCAACGATATCGCCCGCACCACCGCAACGATGGAGCAACAGCGCGCGGAGCTTATCCGGGTCAGCCGTCAGCAGGAGAAACTCAACGCTGTAAGTAAGCGGTACGAGCGCGGCAAAGCGATCGCGGCGGGCGTGAGAAACACCGGCGCGGCGGCATCCGGTATCGGAACGGCGAGCCTGTACGCGGGCAGTCGCATGATGGCGCCGGTCGTGGAAACACAGAAAAGCGGCACGCTGATAGCCGCGCGGCAGGGAGAAAGCGCCGAACAGGGGAAGCAGTACACGCACATTATTCAGGACATTAACGGCGCGGGTGTCAGCGATAACATCGAGCAAATCACCGAGGCGCTGTCAGCGGTGCGAAGCACCCTCGGCACATTCGGTGCAACCGGTGAGGCAGAGCTCAGCCGCATCACCCGTAAAGCACTGGATATGCAGACGACTTTTGGTAATGACGTGCCGGAGAGCATCCAGATAGCGGCGATCATGATGAAAAATGGTCTCGCCGCAAACAGCGATGAGGCGATGGATTTGCTTGTCTCGGGCATGCAGAAAGTCTCTGCGCAGATGCGCGATGAACTGCCGGAAATCCTTCACGAATATTCGACCCATTTCCGCAGCATGGGCTTTACCGGCGCGGAGGCGATGTCGCTGCTTGTTGATATGTCCCGCCAGGGTAAATTTGCCCTCGATAAAACCGGGGATGCGATTAAAGAGTTCAGTATTCGCGGATCGGATATGTCAAAAAACAGCGTCGAGGCTTACAAGAAAATTGGCCTGAATGCGGCAAAAATGTCGACAGCCATCGCCAGCGGCGGAGAAAAAGCGCGTCAGGCGATGCAGAAGACGGCGAAGGGGTTGTTAAAAATCAAAGACCCGGCAGAGCGGGCAAACACCGCCATCATGCTTTTTGGCACACCGATAGAAGATTTGTCCGTTGACCAGATACCGAAGTTTCTGTCGGCACTGGCCGGGACACGCAACGAGCTCGGGGAGGTGAGCGGAGCCGCTGAAAGAATGGGCGGCACACTGCGCGACAACCTGTCGGGCGATGTGGCGAAACTCCAGGGCGAATTTGCTCACCTGCGTTTTCAGGTGTTCGCCGAAATGGACAAGAGTGTCCGCAAACTGACGCAGACCGTCACCGGATGGCTGGGAAAATTAAATGCCTGGGTAAGCCAAAACCCCGAACTGGTGACAAAAATCGTCATGCTGACCGGCGCGGTTGCCGGTGTGATAGCGGTGCTCGGTGGTATCGGTCTTGTCGTCTGGCCGGTGATTACCGGCATTAATGCCATCGTTGCCACAGCGGGCGTGCTGGGGACAGTGTTCAGTGTGGTCGGCGGCGCGATCATGACGGTACTCGGCGCGCTCACCTGGCCGATTGTCGCCATTGGTGTTGCCATCGTCGCCGGGGCGCTGCTTATCCGCAAATACTGGGAGCCCATTTCCGCCTTTTTCGGGGGAGTGATGGAGGGGCTTAAGGCTGCATTCGCCCCGGTCGGGGAACTGTTTTCCCCCCTTAAACCGATGTTTGACTGGCTGGGCGAAAAGCTTAAGGCCGCATGGGACTGGTTTAAAAACTTGCTTGAGCCGGTGAAGTCCTCGCAGGAGCAGCTCAACTCCTGCCGGGATGCGGGCGTGCGGTTCGGGCAGGCGCTGGCGGATTCGCTGATGCTGCCACTCAGGGCATTTAACAAGCTGAAAGCGGGCATAGACTGGGTGCTTGAAAAGCTCGGCGTGATTAACAAGGAGTCGGGCACGATTGACCAGACCGCCGGAAAAGTCAGCGCTGCCCGCACCGGGGAAACCACCGGTGCAGTGAATACAGGAAGCGCCTATGTCCCGGCGACCGCGAACTATGGCGGGTATCAGGCTTATCAGCCGGTGACCGCACCGGGCGGGAAATCCTACGTCGACAACCGTCAGAGCAATTACACCATCACGATGAATAACGGCGGCGCGCCGGGTGGCGATCTCGGGCGACAGTTGCAGGACGCCATCGAGAAAGCCGACCGGGACAAGCGCGCCCGTGACCGCTCCAGCATGCGACACGATTGATAAGGAGAACAAATAACATGATGCTCGCACTCGGGTTTTTCGTATTCATGCGCCAGACGCTGCCCTTTCAGAGCATGCAGCGGGACGCGGAATATCGCTGGCCGTCAAACAGCCGCATCGGCAAGCGTGACGCCTTTCAGTTTCTCGGCGTCGGAGAGGAGAAAATCACCCTCAGCGGTGAGCTATACCCGGAGATCACCGGCGGCAAACTGACCCTGACGGCGGTCAGGCTGATGGCTGAAGAGGGGCGGGCGTGGCCGCTTCTGTCGGGCAACGGGATGATTTACGGGATGTACGTTATCAACAGCGTCAGCGAGACCGGCGCGGAGTTTTTCACGGATGGCTCGCCGCGAAAAATCACGTTTAATCTGGCGCTCACGCGTGTTGATGAGTCGCTCGCGGCCATCTATGGCGACCTGAATAAACAGGCCGGTGAACTGGCCGGCAAGGCCAGAGACGCCGCAATCAAAATCACATCGTCGCTGGGGTTCTGATGACTGATGCCCTTTACAGCTCGCCGGGGAGCACGCTCACCCCGGCCTTTATGCTGAAAATCGAGAGCAAGGATATTACCGGCAACATCAGCGATCGCCTGATAAGCCTGACCATGACCGACAACCGGGGCTTTGAGGCTGACCAGCTCGACCTTGAGCTCAACGACGCCGACGGGCGGGTCGTGCTGCCGGTGCGCGGTGCAGTGCTGTCACTCTGGCTCGGGTGGAAAGGGTCGGCGCTTATTGAGAAAGGCCGGTTTACCGTGGATGAGGTCGAGCACCGGGGCGCACCTGATACGGTGACCATCCGCGCCCGCAGCGCGGATTTTCGGGGCTCGCTCAATTCCCGCCGTGAGCAGTCATGGCATGACAAAACCCTCGGCATGATTGTCGGAGCCATCGCGGCGCGTAACAAACTGGAGGCGGCTGTCGCACCCGGGCTTGCCCGGATTGCGATCCCGCATATCGACCAGTCGCAGGAGTCGGATATCAAATTTCTGACGCGGCTCGCTGACCGGAACGGCGGCGAGGTATCAGTAAAATCCGGGAAACTGTTATTCCTCCAGGCCGGAAAGGCGCTCACCGCGAGCGGGAAACCCATTCCGCAGGTCACCATCGCCCGCAGTGATGGCGACCGGCATCAGTTTTCAATCGCTGACCGGGGCGCTTACACCGGTGTAACGGCGCAGTGGCTGCACACCAAAGAGCCGAAGCCGAAAAAAGTGAAGGTAAAGCGCAAGCCAAAGGCGCAGCAGGCGGGCACCCCAAAGCATCCGAACGCAAAAAAGAAGGAAGAGAAAGAGCCTGAAGCACGCCAGGGCGAATACATGGCCGGGGAGGCGGATAACGTCTTTGCCCTGACAACCGTTTTTTCGACGAAAGCGCAGGCGATGCGTGCGGCACAGGCGAAGTGGGACAAGCTACAGCGCGGCGTGGCGGAGTTTTCCATCACGCTGGCGCTTGGCCGTGCCGATCTTTATCCCGAGACACCGGTCGCGGTATCAGGATTTAAAAGCATCATTGACGATCAGGCGTGGATAATTACTAAAGTGACTCATGCGCTTAACAGTAGTGGTTACACCACCTCGTTAGAACTGGAGGTTAAGCTTG